GGTCAATATACTCGCGCACAAAACGCAAGTGCATTAGACAGAATTAATGTAAGCCGATTGGTTGCATATTTACGTAGACAACTTGCTATATTGGCTAAGCCATTCTTGTTTGAGCCAAACGACAGTCAGACTCGTTACGAAATGAAGAGTGCGGTTGATTCGCTAATGACAGAATTAGTAAGCCAGCGAGCATTGTATGACTTCTTAGTAGTTTGCGATAGTTCTAACAACACACCTGCAAGAATTGATCGCAGTGAACTATGGGTTGATATCGCAATTGAACCAGTTAAGGCTGTAGAGTTTATCTACATTCCTTTACGTATACTAAACACTGGCGAAATTGCAGCCAGGTTATCATAATAAGGAGCATTAGAAATGCCAATCGCAAGTTTATCAAGATTTTCAGTTCCGCTAGATACAGACCAAAGCTCTGCAAGCCAGGGTCTGTTGATGCCAAAGTTACCGTACCGCTTCCGTGTTACAATGGTTAACTTTGGTGTTGGTGGAGCGCCCGCAACAGAATTAACCAAACAAGTTATGACTGTTGATCGTCCAAAGCCAAAGTTTGAAGAAATCAAACTTGATGTTTACAACAGTGTCGTTAAACTTGCTGGTAAGCCAAGTTTTGATGATATTAAGCTAAAACTACGTGACGATATGACCAACGTTGTTACAAACAAAGTTGGCGAACAAATGCAGAAACAGTTTGACTTCTTTGAACAAGCAAGTGCTGCATCTGGTTTAGATTACAAATTTACAACATTCATTGAAATTTTAGATGGCGGTAATGGTGCTTATACACCTATCGTATTAGAAACATTTGAAGTGCAAGGTTGCTGGATTAAAAACGTAATGTACGACGGAGGCGACTATGCTAAGAGCACTGAAGCAATGTCTATGGAACTAACAATCTGTTACGATAACGCACTACAAACAGTTGGTATCAATGGCGGATTAGTAGGACTAGGTCTACCAGTTGGACGTACAGTTGGTACTACATCAATCGGTAGCTAATAATACCAAACACAAAGAAGCTCGGATCATCCGGGCTTTTTTTGTGGCATAAATAATAACATGAGTAATTCATTTAGAAACTTCCTAAGCAATGATGGAAAAGGTACATCGTTTAAGAGCTATGCACATGCAACTAGCTTATACGTCAACGGAGACTTTGCCCTTGCTCCTAAGCTAGGGTTTCTATATTTTGTTTCGTTTACAATAAACCCTGATGCAATTGGTGATGCACAATGGCCTGAACGGTTTGGTTCTACAGATGTAGGCATGTTGGTTAAAAAGATTGATATGCCTAAGTTCAAGATAGCAACTGAGACAATAAATCAGTATAACAGAAAAACCAACATACAGACAAAAATTACATACGATCCAGTAAACGTTGAATTCCACGATGACAACAGCGAAATAACAAATAGTCTTTGGAAGAATTATTACAAATACTATTATGCAGACAGCAATTACGGCGATGCACTGGGAAGTTTATCGTCCCAGTCCCCTGCGTACTCTGACAGTAAGTACGGTAATGTGGATAACCCCTACGGATTTAACACTCCAAAGCAAGATTCATTTTTCAAGAGTATTGACATATTTGTGTTGCATCAAGGAAAATTTACTCAGATACAATTAGTAAATCCAATAATTTCTGCATGGGATCACGATAGCTTAGACCAGTCTAATGGGACCAAGGCTCTTCAGAACAAAATGACTTTGCAATATGAAAACGTATTTTATACACAAGGTACAATTGTTAATAATGAAGATGCTAGCCGTTATAATGCGGTATACTACGACAACGAACTGGGTCCATTGGCAGTTGGCAGCGGACCTAACAGCTCGCAAGTCACTCCTCAAGATGTATTTGGAAATAGAAAAGATCCTGCACCGAGACCAATACCGCAGTATCCTCCAGCGCCGTCTATGGCTTATAGTCAAAGTCAGATAAACAAAGCTGCGGCAAAGAAAGGTGTGACTTATACAATGCCAAGGCCATTAGGTTCAGGTTTAGTAGGTCTAGGGCAAGGGCAGCGTCCCGGTGGCTTTAGTATTTCTGGTATAAGCATCTGGTCAGGATATGGCGGAGTACACGGAAAAGCCGTTGTACAAGCTGGACCTGTTAGATTAGTTCTTAAAAAATAATGTATAATAATCTTCCACTATCGCCATCGCCATCTATTTCAGCATCCGCTGATTCAATCTATGCAAAGCCACTTGATCTAGATCCAAACACGTTTAGTATGATGAAAGGATTTTTTGAAAGCCGGCAGTTTGACAAAGTTGCGGCTGAAACTATTGCAGTTGCAATTATTCGACAAGCAAAAACTGACGGATATAACCCTCTTCAAGTATTAGATACACTCAAAGGTGTTGACGGAGTTGATCTTAATTCCGTTGTTGCAGATATATTAAACTACAACAGGTTTAAAACAAGCATGTTAGGGCATTCCTTGACTAATGCACCGTTTGAGCCAATTGCAAGAACAATTATAGCATGAGTTTAAAGTTTGCCAAAGGGGCTTACAAATTAAAGAACCCGGAAAAATATGTAGGATCAAAAGATCCAATTTATCGCAGTGGCTGGGAAATTGCTGTTATGAAGATGTGTGATGAGAATCCTGCAATTCAACAGTGGGCCAGCGAACCTGTTAGAATTCCTTATCGTGATCCATTGACAGGTAAGCAAACTGTGTATGTTCCAGATTTTCTAGTAATGTTTATGGATCGTAATCAAAAGAAACATGCAGAGTTATGGGAAGTTAAACCAGCTAACCAACAGCTAATAGAAAAAGTTGGTAAGAATCCCTACAACCAAGCACAGTTTGTAAAGAATCAAGCCAAGTGGGCAGCGGCAAATATATGGTGTAGGAATCAGGGAATCAAGTTTCGTATTTTAAACGAACATGATATTTTTCATAACCCCGGTAAAAGTCGATAAGTAAAGATATGACAAAGAAACTTGAAGAACTTTTAAACTTGCCGCCTGCAGAAGAAGAGCTGTTGGTTACTCCTGAACCAGAACCAATTAATCCACAACCTGTAATTAGTTTAGAAGAAAAATTAGAAGAATTTGACAAGATTGCAGCAGCATTACCCCGGGTTAAAGGCCTTGGAGATATTAGCGACATGGAATTAGACGGGCTTGCAAGCAAAGCAGAACAAGCATACGATGACCTAATGGACTTAGGTATGAATGTTGATCCTCGTTATGGATCTCGTATGTTTGAAATTGCAGCACAAATGATGAATGCTGCTATTACTGCCAAAACGAACAAGATTGATAAAAAGTTAAAAATGGTGGACTTGCAGTTAAAGAAGTTGGCTATTGATAAGAAAAATGGCGGAGGAGATAGTAACGGAACAGTAGAAGGAGAGGGATATATCCTAACTGACCGTAACAGTATCCTCGAAAAACTTAAGAATCTTAATAAATAATACACTATGAAATCATTCAAAGAACACCTTCAAGAAGGCTTACAAGCAAAGAAACACGAGTTTCGTGTTAAAGTTGCTGGAAAGTTTTCCACCGAACAAGAGACTAAGTTAAAGTCTATGCTCGAGCGTTATCAAGTTAACGCATTCAAGAAAGTAGGTGTTACACCTATTCAAGCACTTCCGCTAGATTTTCCACAAGTTAAAAATTGTGAAGTTAATATTTACGAAGTTACACTTGACTACCCTACTACTCAACAAGAACTTACAGAGTATCTAACATCTGGATTAGAAGTAAGCAGACAAAATTTAGTTGTACGCAGACCAGGCGAACCAAGTGAAGAGTATCAACAAGAATCACCTAAACGCGAAGGTGCCTTGCTGCAAGATCCTGATTACAAAGAAGCTGGTAGTCCTCAATTTGAAGATTACTACGGTGATAAGTACAACAGCGGATTTGTTAAAGAGTTAAACGATATTCTTAAACTACAACGTAAGGCACGCGGAGAAGAAATTCCTATGGAAGCTGCCGCAAAATTTAACACTGATTCTACTGACAAACAAGAAAGTCTTTTAAAGTTTCAGGCACAAGACCTAAGGAAATAAACATGCAAATGATCGACGTAATGAAGCGTTTAGCCGAGCTAGACTCTGCTAACCCAAATATTGTAAAAGAAAGCACAGTTGCTGAATGTGGAATGATGCCAATGGGTACTATGGGCGGCTCCCATACTCCTGCATCTATCAACATGACAGCAGACAGTGGACCAGAACTAACAGGTATGCTACGTGATATTATGCATCTTGCAGGTGTTCAGCCAGCAGGCGATATTGGCGGAGGGCCAGAAGCACTTGGCATTGATACAGAACCTGCAACGCTTATAGC